CAATGACAATAGTACTGAATCAATTGGAGACGAATCTGGCAGTCCTATCGGGAACAGCCAGAATGCTTCAGAACCAGACAAATGGAGTGTTTACTCGCGGACCACGAAAGCTTGACCCGGATATAAACGGAATGGGCGGTGAAATAGCCGTCTGTAAATACTTCAATCGCTTTCCTGACCTTACCATAGGTCCACACTTTAGTGGCTATGATTTGAAGATAAAAGGTCAGAGAGTGGATGTGAAAACAACCACATACAGTCCTGGTTATCTACAGGCTAAACAAACCAAAAAGCAAGATGCATGTGATATATACATATTGGTACATGCAGAATTCCCAAGATTTGAAATATTAGGCGGTGTCACCGCTAAAGAATTAATACATAATGGCAACCTGAAAGATACCGGGTTTGGAATGTCTTATACACTGGAACAATCACAATTGCAACCAATGGAGCTTCTGTTTGCATAGCATCTCCAAAGGCAAAATCGGTGAACTGGCAATCAGAAAAGATCTTATTGAAGCCGGATATAATATCTATCTGCCTGAGTGCGATTCAGCGCAAGTGGATCTTGTTGTGGAGTTGGAGAGCGGTTTAATGAAACGAGTGCAGATTAAATCGGTGTATAGTGATAGAGCTAAAACTTCCATTGAAGTTAACACTAAGAAATATGTGAATACAGGACGGGTGGATATAATCGCCGTTTATTATGACGAAATGATCGCTTATGTGCCATATGATAATCAGAAAACATTGCAACTTGCAATCTCAACTGCCAAGAATGGCCAAACAAAAGACAGGCACTGGTTTTATGGTTATAAACGATTCCCGGAGTATAGTTGATGATGAAAGTGATATCACTCGGAGTTGGTGTGCAAAGCACTGCACTTTATTTAATGAGCAGTTTGGGGCGCATTGATAGAGCGGATCATGCAATCTTTGCTGATCCTGGTGCTGAGTTACCACGGACGTATGAGATACTGGAATTGTTACAGGAGTGGGCGAGAGATAATAATGGCATTCCAATTCATGTGACTGCGGAAAAGAATTTATATAAAGATATACTGAATCAAAAAAACTCTACTGGGCATCGTCTTGCATCTATTCCAGCATTCACAGAATATGGTGGGATGATTAGAAGGCAATGTACGAAAGAATATAAGATTGATCCGGTGATCAAAAAGATTCGTGATTTGCATGGCTTAAAGCCAAATAAACATATGCCCAAAACACAAGTATGGCTTGGTATATCTATGGATGAGATACAAAGAATGAAAATTAGTCAATTACCAAGAGTCGATTATCACTATCCATTGATTGAAAATAGGATGAGCCGGGGTGACTGCATAAGACTGTTTGAAGAATTGGAATTTCCTGTGCCACCGAAATCGAGTTGCGTGTTTTGCCCATATCATAGTGATAAGAATTGGAAAGAATTAAGAGAAGTATATCCTGAATCATGGGATTTAGCGATTGAAGTTGATGAATCAATACGAGATATGTCGCAACGGGGTATGAAGGAACCAATATTCATACACCGATCCTGTGCGCCACTTAAAGATGTTGAATTTGCAGATCAACAGGAACTGTTCATGTGTGAAGAAGGCTTTTGCGGATTATGAAACCACACTACACAGGCAGCATCGCATTCGATGATCACAATGATTCATGGGCTGATGAGTTGGTACTGGCTTTTGAATACAACGATTTTGTGAAAGATATGCAAACCAAGATGGGGCGCAGACAGAATAGTGAAGTGTTCTTTGCTGCTTTTATAGATAAAAACGGCAGAGAGCATGATATAACGAGTAAGGTGAGAGAAAGTTGCGGTTAAATCATATATATAATGAGGATTGCTTTGACACAATGGCTCGGTGGCCTGACGATGCTGTTGATCTTATTGTGACATCACCGCCATGGAATGCTAAGAAGAATTATGGTGATTATACTGATGATAACAAACCGGATTTTGATGATTGGTTACAAAGATTATGTTCAGAAATGGAGCGAGTAGCAAAGAATGCTCTATATGTATATATGAGTCAGGATCATATGTGGACCTTACAGAAGTCATTAAAAGGTTTTAGACAATGGCTCTTCTATCATCGCAGAAATCTGGGTGCAACGTGGCATATTCGTAATCCATGGATAAAAACCATTACTCCGATTGCCATGAGTTGGCCTAACGGGAAAATAAGCATGGTTAATCCTGGTATTAATGTTTCAACTATGGATTTCATTGCCGGGGTAAATCCACAAAGCAATTTTAACACAAATAAAAGACTGCATCCAGCCCAAGACCCAGTGGCTGCATATCTGCCATTGATTGCCCGGACTCCATGCAAAACAGTCTATGATCCGTTCATGGGCAGTGGGACCACCGCCATGACATGCCTACAGCTCGGAAAGAATTATATCGGCAGTGAATTGAATCCAGACTATATAAAAATAGCCAACAAACGCATCAATGCATTTGAAGCACAGGAAACAATATTTGGAATTCAGGAAGAATTAATAAGCGAGTGAGTAATGCCAGAATCAAGCCAGAAAACAAAAAAAGAATCGCATTCAGCATGGGTTCGAAAGAGAAACCTCAGAAGAATGTACAAACAGAGCCTGGTTTCAAAACCAAGCTTATCAGAGCTGCCGGTGGGTACGGAGGTTTCCAAAGAAAATATAACAGAAGTCCGTTCGACTGTACCAAAGCCGAAGCCAAAAGGCTGGTTCCAAGGAATTCGCCGTGCATTTGCGGGTCTGGGAAAAAGGTCAAAAAATGCTGCTTGAACAAGTGAAAGAAGAAAAACGCGGACGGGCGTATGTTGTGGATGAGCATCTCAAGATTTGCTCTAAATGTTCTAGAGCATGGGAGTCTGTCAATAAGAAACTATATCATATGGACCATGTCATCTATCCACTAGGTGCTATACCCGCAATCGGGAAGAAAAAGATACCATGTCCGCAGTGCAGATAAAGAATTGCCTCACCTAAAGTGCAGTCCTAAAAAAGGATGAAATGGCTACCTGGTGGATGCTACCATGGTGAGGAAGATTTAATAACAACAAAGGAGACAACAATGACACTATACTACTTATACGAAATAGCAATCACTGGCATATTCGATGATCTGTTCATCGGATTCTGCATCACGATATACTACTTCCTTAACAAATGGGATCGGCGCAACTACCATGGAGGTGATTAATGTTTATAATCAATGTGGCAGAGTGGTGCGTGGAAGCAATGGTGCTTGGATTAGCGTTTCTATTCTTTGCAATAGGTACGTTTATCTTTTTAATGCTTCTTAGCATAGTAAAACAGTGGATCGATAATCTAACAGGAGACAACCATGGGTAAAACCAAGCTACATGGGCAAAATTATGTCCTGGAGGATGGGAAACGTGCCAGCAGCGTGACCACTATCATCAATAATATGCTGGGCTGGAACAAGAACACACTTATCGCTTGGGCTAAAAGAATCACGGCGCAAGGCGATGATGCCGATGCAGTGATGCGGGATGCGGGTGAAATCGGGACTCTGTGCCATATAATGATCCAAGGATTCTTCCAAGGATTTGATGTGGATACCAGAGACTTCACTCCCAACCAGGAGAAAGCAGCACTGAAAGCATTCTTCGGCTTTAAGAAATGGTATGATAAGGCTGAATTCAAGGCGCTGGGCACTGAAATGGCGCTTGTGAATGAGGAAATGCGAGTCGGTGGTACAATCGATGCTATAGGCAAAATAGATGGTAAACTGGTGATTGTAGATTGGAAAACGAGTAAGTATGGACCATACCCGGAAATGATTGTTCAGCTAGGTGCGTACACTGCCATGTATGAAGCTGCACAACCCAAAGCACAAGTTGCTTATGGTATGATAATGCGGTTCGGTAAGGAAGATGGGAAGTTCCACAGGCATGAGATCTCACGGGAGAAACTCGATGCTGGTGCGCAAGTGTTCAGGCACTGTGTTGCACTCCATAAACTCAAAACACAATTGTGAAATTTGATAAAGTTTCCAATGACGGCAAGCGGGCATGGTGTCCCGCTTGCGATGATTCCACCAGGAAACAAGGCTCTATACAGATCAATGGAGACTATGCATTCTGTCATAAGTGTAATGAACATTGGAACTTTGGGGAGTATAAAGAAAATTCTGTCAGTGCAGAATATAAACTAAAGCATACTCGTCCACTGGAGCCTACCGAAGCAGTGGAGAAGAGTAACTATGATGAGTGTAGAACTAATTATTTAAAGAATAATGCACAAATACTTAAAAAATTAAAGTTACCATGGAATGACAAAGCCATGGATGATATGCTGGGAGTGGGCATTAGGCGAGATGATAAGAAAGAATTACAACTAGTATTTAGGATCGCTGATGATCATGTGAAGTATCACAAAGGTTCACAGTTCGGGAGTGCAAAATGCAAGGTCTATCCGTCTCCGTTTTCCATCGGGCCATGCAGCACTCTCTTGCTGTGCGAAGGAGAGAAGGATGTAGTCACTGCACATTGCCACGGAGCCAATGCAGCTACGTTTACATCGGGAGCTGGGGCTGTACCTGAAGATTTAACCGTCCTGGATGAATATAATAACATAGTGATTGCCTATGATAATGATGAAAAAGGTATAGAAG